CCAACCGGCGGAAAGCCTCCGCCAAGTGCCCAGCCAAAGCCGACTTGGCGGTTCGCATGCGAAGCGTGGAAAGCCAATACGGGTTCTGCCTGCTCAACCCCAGCGTCAACTTGTTATTTATGAACTGGGTGTCCATGTCCAGTTCCGGGATCAGTCTCCCCAACCGGCGAGGATCAGCGAACTCCACACCGTGAACAGCCATGTAACCCTGGTCCTCCAGGTGCTTCACCAAGTAGGGGGGAAGGCTGTCCGGGTCTATCTTCGCAGCCATCCTGGACGCCGCTTTCTGCAAGTCAAGCGCCCGCCTGCGGGCCATCTTGACAAGGTCCCCGCCGCCGTCGACCAGTATCGGATCCAGGCCAAACCTGTTCACCCACTCCGGGCGAAGCGCCCACTGGCTCAGTTCGTCTGTGAGCGTCACTTCCAAGTCGTCCAGGTTCTTTCCGTTACGCATCCCATATTCCACCAGGCGTCGAATCCTGGCCTTGGCTTCGTCATGGATACCGGTAGGACTCGTCGTCTTGAGCATCCCCCTCTTGATCAGGTCATCCAGCCATTCTCTGATCGTTCCCTGCTTGACACTTTCGATGGGTGTGGACTGCACGAAACGTCCAGCCTCAGTAACAAGATCATCCCAATACGGCTGGAGGCGAAGATCCTTGACTCCTTTCAGGAGTTTCGCCCGGTAGGTAACCTGCCCGGCGAACTCAATCGCCTCCTGTTTGACTAAAGAACCCAACCGGGCCAACGTGACCCGGCCCTGACCAGGGTCAATGGACCGCACCAGTGGCTTATACATGCCTTGGTTGAGCCAGGTCACATAGTTGTAGTCGATGCTGTCGACCGCATACCCCAACAAATGGCCCCCATAGGGGGCGGGGGTACGTCGACCAGTGGCGTAGTCCTTAGAGAACGGGAACAAGTTGAGGCGACGGCCACTCTCCGACAAGGCCTTCTCGTACATGGCGTCCATCAGGCCGCCCCGGGCCACAGCGTCATGCAGTTCAGTGGATGCCTGCTCAAACCCCGTCCAGTTCGTCAACCGCTCCAAGACATCGTCGGTCAAACCCTCCGTCACCGCCGGGAGGTCACCGAAGGCCCCCTGCACACGGGGGCTCTGGGCGGGGAGCCCTGAGACATTCGGGATTCGGGCGTGCATCCCTTCTGACAACGCCGGGCTGCCGGATTCCAGATTGTTGATTACGTCCGCAATGGTGGCGTCCCTGGCGTCGTTGTGGTTGTGAACAATCCCCCGGTACTTCTTACCTTCAGTAACAACCGCAGGGTCCCAGAACATCTTGATCTTCGCCGGGTCCCACCGCCGTGCCGTGCCTGTCGTCAACTCGTCCCAGGTGAACGTCCGGTGCGCTCCCTCAAACCCTGGGGGAAGAACTAGGCCCTGCACCCCCTCCTCCAACGGGTCGTCTAGGAAACGCCTGGCCTCGTCAAGGCTGGTGCCCCGGCCAGCGGCCAACTCCTCAATGTTTACGTCTGTGATCTTGGCACCACCGGCAGGGGTTTCACCGTCCCGCAACTTCCTCCAATACGTCCAACCGCTTTCCGGGTCCATTTCCTCCACTAAACGGACGTACCCCTTACCAACAGATGTTCCCCTGAGGCCCGTTGTCTGTGGTGATTCCAGGGCCTGTTCAAGCAACTGGCGGCGCATGATGCCGACAGCATCAGCATCGCTCTTGGCCCCGACGACTGTTGCCTTTGTGGCGTCCCGGGACACATGGGCGATGTATTCCATGGCGTCATGCGGGTCCAGGGCGTGGGTTTGTGCGTACAACTTGTTTTCTATTGCCTTATACAGCGGCTGCCATTCGGTTGGCTCCACCCCCACAAGTCGGGCCGCCTGACGGGCGGCATGTTCGATACCTATGGTGTAGAAGTGCCACATTTTCGCCTTCCCCCATTCGGCTTTATCCCCGGCGAAGAAATGTTCACTGAAGGCGTTGTCCAGGCTGGTTTCCTTGGCGGTCTTCTCAAAGTCCTTCGACATTTGGGGGTACCGCTCGTCCCCGTTGGGGTTGCGCTTCAAGAAATCAGCCATGGAGCCGTAGAAGGCGTTGGTGGCCCGGCCACCCGTTTCTCCGAACGCTGCAAACCGGCGGCGAACAAACGGGAATGTTGCTGAGGCCGCACGGACACCCTGGTGGCCGACCATGCGGAACCCTCGCATCACCGATTTGATGGTGCCAGGCTCAAAGATCGTGTATGGGGTGAACAGGATGTCGTAGGCGATATCCCCCAGGAAGTTGGTTTTGTTGATCGACCCGTCCGGGTTCATGAAGTACCCGTACTGCTGGCGGAGATCCTGGACGATGCCGACCTCGTTGAGAGACCAGCCTCCTTCGCCAGGCATATCTCCGCCGTGACCGGTCGCCAACTCGCCCCTAGCCATCAGGCCGGGGCGTAGCACCAACTGCTGATTGGCCAACTTGGCTGCCTGGACTGCTCTGGTGTTTCTCCAGGCCTGCATCCCCCGACCGGCCGACTGGGCTGGTGGGGCCAACCGACCACCGAAACGGGTGGATTTGCCCATTGCGCCTGTCGCCCAACTGGAAATGCCGGAGGGCCTGCCGAAGTTGGTCAACCGGGTCGCTCCCTGGGCCGCACCGGAACCGAACTGGGCACCAGCCATGCCGGGAGCCCCCACGAATGGCTGATCTGTAATAAACGCCCGACCCACCGGACCCAGGGCCTGCCTCGTTGCCTGCTGGGCCCGGAATAGGCCGGTGGCCTGCATCGTCTTTGCTCCGACCAGCAACCCTCCGACACCCACGCTGACTCCGGCCAGACCAGCGCCAATCACCAGCCAGTTCAACACTGGCAAAGCGACATCGTCTATCGGCCCCGTCATAGCATCAAGCAACGCTATGGGGGTCTTCCAAGAGGCGTAACCGCCGTCGGCGCCATCCGGCGAAGGGTCGCTCTTTGAGTCCATGACATCCGGTACGAAGGGGATTGCCTGGAGGTGGTACAGGAGCCGCTTGTATTTCGGAACCCAGTCGCTCCATTCGTGGCCGATCTTGTCGTAGTCCCACGACAGGTCCCACTCTGTCATGGCTCGCATCAGCCCTGACGGTGCGAAGTTGTCGAAGATGTTGGCGGTTTCCTCTATGCTCAAAGCCCCCTCACGCCCGCCCGTGAACCCGCTTGTCAACCGGTCTGACGCCATGCGACGATTCACCACGTTGTATTCCGGGTACCAGCGGGGGTCCTCCATCTGCTCAGGTGTCAGTTCCACATACCCCTTACGGGTAGCCTCCTCTTTCCACAACCGGACAGCGTCAGGATCCAAAACCTGAGGGCGTCCCTGGCCGCCCATGAGCGCCCCCCCATACCAACGGGTCAGGGACTCCCGCATGGGTTCAGGGTCTGGTTGCCCTTCCATTTGGAAATCTATTTGGGCAACGTCGACACCTTGAACGTCGATCTGCTGCGGGATCGGAGCCTGAGCGACCTCCAGTTCGCTTTCCATCCCGTAAAGCAAACTTTCGATATCTGCTGGTCCGACGCCGGGAAGCGTCGCCAAGTCCAACCGAACCTCATCAGGGATCGGAGGCAGACTCCACGACCCGTCGATGTGTCGAAGCGTCTGGATATTCCGGTCGATCTGGTGAAGGCTCATTGGGTCATCGCCTCCTGGGCAAGCATGAACTCCTCAACCTGCTCGGGGGTTATCTCCGGTCGGGGCTCAAACACAATACCTCCGTCGCCCGGCACCTGCTGAAAATGGTTCTGGGTCCCCCCCCAAATAGGTTGAGGTATCCCCGTGGGGTACGCCGCACAGGTCTGCTTACCGTCAGGGTTGCCGATGCCGGGCCGCCAATGTTTACACATATGGCAAATGCTCATCTCACCCATCAGCCATCCTCCAAACCACTGGTCTTTGACTTCAGCGGCATGTTTAGGTATTTCCCCTTCTTCGCCGCCAGTTGGAGGTGTTCCAACAGAGACACCTGGTACCCGTAACGCCCCTTTGACACCCCGAAGTCAACTACGTCCTGTTCGTAGTTCCTGGCCCGATCATCCTGTTGGGCCATATCCCAAGTCATCAGGTTCCGATTCCAGAACGGGATCCTTGGCGAAGGCCCGAAAGACGACGCAAATGGGTCCGACGGTTTGCGGCTTTCGGCCTCCAGGGCATGGACATAATCCATGTCGTACAGTATGCGCCACATCATTTCGACCACATCGTTGGCCATCGGTGATGCGTCCGCTGTGCCGAATACCATTGCGAACGATTCCGAAATGACTTCTATCCAGGTGGACGCAGCGTAGGTACTCAACTGTTCGGTTACCGCTGCTGGTCCGCCGTGGTCGGAGATAATCCTGGACAGTTGTTCCCGAACCAGGTGCCCACGATCCAGTTGGACTGCCGCCCCGTGGGATGCGTGGCCAAACTCATGGAACATCGTCAAGGTGGTACCGGCCATCTCTAGGGACATTTCCGTAGCCCCCCGCTGCATTCTGGCCAAATGGTCTCCCCACCGGATACGCCACATCGTGTCGTAAGCCGACTGGCCTTCGGCCTGACGGTGCATGGAACCAACCGTTATGTGGATGCCGTGAGCAGGCCAAGTCGTCATCCCCGGTATCGGGCCGCCCCTAGCATCCCGGATCCTGTCATAGATTTGCTGGTCGGCGTGCTGGGCCCGACCCGCCACCATGCGCTGCCAGGACGGCGGATGGTATGTACCAGCCCACTCTGAGCCTTGGACCCGGCCGCTTGTCGCTCCAAAGCCGACGGTGCCAAACAGGCGGACGACGCCCGGGAACGTCATTCCCCCGTGGGCTTCCCGGAACCTCTCCACGCCAGGGAGATCCCTGAGGGCGCTAGGGGTCGGGTGGCCCGGGCGTTCCGTGAGAGCCCCAAGAGCCCCCAACCCTTGCAAAACAATGTCTCGTTGTGTGGGGAACGGCGCACTGCGGTAACCGGCGATTATGCCAATCGGGTCGTCAGGCCAGATACTCAGGTCGGGGATCAGTTCTTTGGCGGCTGCCCTGAAGAACTCTTGACGGCCAAGGTCCAGGTCTTCCCCCTTCTTCTTGGCTTGTTGTGAACTGGAAATATACCTACCACCGTGGCCTTCTCCAAGAGCGTCATACCAGTACGCCGGGAGATTCCCCGACTGGTTGTTGTAGTCGACAAACAGATTGTCCAACTCTGTCTTTCGTTTCACGAACTCGTCGTAACGAATGTTGGGGTCTTTGCCCGCCTGGGCGTACAAGGCGTATGGGACAGGAGATATTTGGCCATCCATGGCGGTCCCCAAGGGATGCCCCTTGATGGCTGTGGAGAGTTGTGTGGGGGACACGCCGAACTGGCGTAGAACCTCAATAGCACGGAACACATCTCCGATTTCCGCCATGTTTGCCGGGTCGTACAGGACCGGGTCCGCCAATGAGAACTCTGGCTGTGTGGTTTCTTTGACGCCCATGCTGAACGACTTTGTCGGATCATGCTGGTATCCGGTGGCTGCGTACTTTATGTGGCCCGCAATGTCGGTGGATGCTGCGCCCACCGCCTGGTCGGATCTTAGGGGGAACACCCCGGATGCTTTGGCCTCCTCCTGCATCTTGTACTTCTTACGTTCTGCTTTCGTTCTCGCTTCACGCTGGCCCTTCGTCGCCCGGCCACCCCAGTTCACCTCTGGCACTTTGACCCGGTCGCTGAAGTCGTAAACGAACTCGTACCCCTCCGGGACCGGGAGACTGTCGTTGGTCACCTTGTTGATTCGACCCTGGCTAGTCACATGCCATATCGCTGGGTGACTCCCGGCAGTGGAAAGGCCAGCCCACAACGGGTGGCCCTGGAGAACGGCGGCGTCTTCCCCCACGATTATGACCGGCATCTGTGTCTCAGGGTTAGTGACCACAGACAACACCCCGATCTGCTCTCCCTCCACTTTCGACTTCAAGATATTCGCAGAGTCCACCTCCAGGTGGAGACCAGGAGTGGTAGTCATCCTCGCTGAGGAATCCAGTTCCACTGTGCTGTCCCCGAACCGGTCGGTGACGACCACGTCGTGAGTAATCTGCGTGTTTGGCAACCGACCGTGTGTGGGGTCCATGCGTAATGACTCCGCCCCAGACACCCACACCGTGTGGTAGTTCGGGTCGATTGTCTGATGGTCGCTGTGCCGTGCCCGATGAGTCATCCTCCGATCACCGTCGGTGTAGGAGTATTCGCCTACCCGTGTGCTGCCCGGGTGGGCCCACAACTCGCCATGCCAGTAACCAGCGACGCTGAGAACAGCATCTGATGCTTCCATGGCCTCCCATGACGAAGTGGTGAGCGCCGGGTCGGCGTTCGGGCCAAACTCAACAATCAACTGGGTTCGTCTACCCTGCCCTTTACCGGACTCCGCTGTCGGGCCGACACCCAACGGCACCGCTTCGTCGGCCTGGTAATCAACGGTGAACTCTGTTGACAGGGTGCTGTCATTCAGCACCAAACCCATCTGCGTTCCCTCTACGCCACCACCCATACTTACCCCCTGCTCCACGGGGATGAACAGGTCGTTGGCGAAATCGTATTCTCCCTCCGATGTCCACATCCTCTGGACACCGAAGTCTTGCGCCACCTTCTGGACCTGTCGGGCTGTCATCCCGAACACCGTGTAGGTCCGACGGGACGAACCGTCCACATCCTGGACATACGATTCGACCGGATATCCGTACCCCAAGGATTTCACAGCCCTACCAAGGGATGGGTCGTAGGGGAGCGTGACCCAACTGTGGGTGAGGAGGGGATTGTTTCCTTCCTTGGTGCCCATCAGATATTCGACTTCGGCACGACCCAAGGGTGCGTTGGTAGGGGTCGACGCATTGAACGACAACGGCACCTGGGTCACATCCAACGGTGCCATCCCGCTTTGCAACAGGTCTGAAACCTCGCTGGCCCTCTCATGGGACACTTCAACCACCATGTAGTTGCCAGGAGAGTGAACGTCCGGGAACGTATGGGTTGTCGGTTCACTCATTGTGCGGAACTCGCCGGAAGGAGAATCAGAGGCAAGTAGGCGTTCCATCGCCGGGAGACTCCTCACCCGGCGGGCTTCACGGGCGATCCAACGAACAGGGTTAGTGGGGGAGGCCGACGGAGCAACGTCCCTCATGGGGCGGGCGGTCATAACAACGGGTCTGGAGTCGATAGGACGGGCTGTTCTCATCATGTCCGTCACACCTGGCAAAGTCGGGTCTGCGTAGGCCCGAACCCCGTTCAGTGTCGATATGAGAAAGATCCCCTCAGCGTTGTCTGTCTTGTTGCGGGAATGGCTCCTGACCACATCAACCATCATCTCGTTCGGGTCGATCAGGGTGCTGTCCAACCCCCCCAGTTCGGTGATCATCGAAGAAGCCAGGGGGCTGCGCCCTTCCAGGATCTTCAAGATGGAATCATTCCAAACCGACGTTCTTCCCCGAACCATTTTTGGTCCGGCTTCCTGGATTGGTTGCCAAACCGTGGCCTGTAGTTCCGCAGGGGTCATGTCAAGCATGTCCGCCACGATGGTGGTTGCTCTCACGGCAGCGTCATATATTTTTTCTGCGTGCATGGTCGGGACCCCCATCCCGACCTCAAGGCCCCCACTCATTCCCCCCATCTGTGAGCCTTCCGTGGAGGTGATTTCACCGGAAGCCACCAGCCTGCCGATGATTTCCTGTCCAAGGTTGGAGTGGTATTCGTGCGCCCCACTGAATGCCTGCTTCGGTATGTCGGCTTGGTCGAACCAGGGGGCGTCTACAGAATGGAAGAATCCTGTTAGTGCCCGGTAGTGGTGAACATCCCCAGTTATCACACTCATGCCGAACGGGCTCGTTGAAGCGTTCCCTGTAGGCCACAAGCCGTTGTGCATAAACGACAGGGTCTTCAACATCCGTAGGACTTTGATCGGGGATTCCCCCTCAAAGATTGCGGAGGCCTTAGACCGTGGGGTCCCCATGCCTAGATGACCGGTTTCAGCCACTGGGGCGTAACCCGCCCCTACACGGATTTCGTTTACAACAGCGAGTCTCTGTTCCTTGGTTAGTTCAACACCCTTGTTGTGGAAATCCATTGCGGCCATGATTGCCTGGTTGATGTTGTCCGGGTCCCACTTGTTGCGTGGAGAGAAAGCGGCCAAGGCTGCCTGTACCTGGTGCCGTTTGAGGCCGAACCGTTCAGCGATGCTGTCGCCCAACTGGCCCATCTTCGGGTACCACTCTTTCCCCGCATCCTTGTGGCGTTGCTGAACCATGACTTCGGCCTGGCCGTCGATCAGTGCCAACAAGGACATGGCCAACTCTGGAACCACCGTGTCCAAATCCAATCTGGACATGGCGTCGTCCAGGCCGTCCGGGTCCAAAATCCGGCTGCCTTCCACGTCCACATAGCGGGAAGTGGGAAGGAACTGGCCGTGGCGTTCCCTTGACCCGATAATGCGCCCGTCTTCTGTTTCGTAGAAAGCCGACCAGGCCATCGTCGGGTCTAGTTGCATATCCGGGGCGCTATACCGGCCCACCAGAGAAGCCATTTGCGCTATCTGGCGTTGAGCAACCGCACTGCTCTTTGCGGCGGTTGCCATGGCTTCGGTTGTGGAACCAAAACTGAACAGGCCCCCATCGTCCAAAAGTGCCCCGGTCTGTTTCAGTTCCCTTCCGGCCAGCAGGCCCATGTCCATGGCTTGCACAAACGTGGATATTCCATACAGGGAAGCCTCAAAGAGGTCTTTGTCCATTCCCGACGACCACGTTTCGATTGGTGTGGCAATCGGGTCGTACAGTTCCGCCAGGTCTGTCCCAGCCCCCTGGTAACTTTCCGGCGTAAACCCCCCCAAAGAAATGATGTGTCTCCCCACCCCAAGCACAAAATCTGTGAACGCTGCCCTGCTGCCGGTACCAGCACGCATCTCGTCTGCGGAGTACCCACGCAACGTCGCCTCCGGCGCATAGTAGGCCTCGGCGTCTATGGCAGAGATGTTGTCATACTGCACTTCGCCGGTTTCCCCCCACAGGCCTTCGGTCAACGCTTCCATCGTCGGAGCAACCGCTATCTGCCGCCACCGTTGAGCAGCGAGCCCGTGAACGAACGCCAAGCGTGTCTCGTTGTCCCGATATATCGAGCCGGACACTTTAGTTTTGGCCAAACGCCTGACCTCGTCACGTCGGGCCTCCTCCAGGCCAGGTAACTCCATCCTTGCAACAGCCTGGGCCATTTCGCCCTGGGCGTAAATGCCCTCTACCTGCTGCTTATAGTGTTCCCGAAGACCGGTGTAAGCCTGCCTGCCGAAATGGGCCCCAGCGCCCACGAACCCCATGCCTGCGAAGATTGCCAGGCCCCTCTCCAATGGATCCATGTCGTTGTTGGGGTCAGTGCCCTGGCGGAGATCCATGTAATCCCCGACCACGGGGGTGAACTCCACCATCGTCCTGGCGGTGTCCGCCAAGTTGAGTTGGCTGGTGTCTCCGCCTGCCATCCACGGCGGCATAAACATGGAAACCGTGTTGTATACCCCCTCTACGGGGTCACGACCGTATGTCTCCAGCAGTGTTTCCCTGTCCGGGAGTTCCTGGACAGGTTCTACTGGGTCTGCCTCAAGATGCTCAGGAACGTGAGGCATCTAGCATCATCTCCAACATGATTCCCGCCCATTCCCGGGTTTCAGGAGAAACCTCTTGGCTGGAGTGGAGAGAATCCAACAGGGCGATTCGTGCCTGGGAAATGTTCGCCACCGCTGGCTGGGCGGGACCGTCTGGTTGACCGGTAGACATCGGGCGGGACCCGGGGTGCATGAGAGCATCAGGCACCCCCGTCGGTCCTGCCGGAGTCGGTGGCGCAATGGAGGCGGGCACAGGGCGTGCGGCACGGGGGCGGGGCTGCGGAGGAGCCTGCTGAGGTCCACCAGGACCCATGGGGCCCCCACTGGTCGGCAACTCTTTCTTCAGCCGGTCAACTTCAGCCTTCTCACCGTATGTGCCGCCCGCTGGTTTATTGAGCGACATATTCTGAGTCGGCGTCTTGTCAAGAGAGGTGGGATCAGCCACGGACTTCTGCCCCGATCATTCCGCCCGGACCTGCCGGTACGCCCATGCGGGCGAGGAGGTTCGATCCTTCCGGTGGTTGCGGTGGACCAGGCCCCAGTTGTGGCGGACCACCAGGACCACCGGGACCACCAGGACCACCGCCCGGACCACCTGGACCCATCGGGGCTCCTGCCTGGAGACCCGGCCCTGCCATCGACGGAAGCATCTGAGCCATCTGTTCCTCCTGTGGTTTCACTACCCACCGCTCAAACAGATCGAACAGTTCCTCGCCCTGCAAACGGGCCCGGGCGATTTCCACCAGGGCCGAATCGGGGATCGCTCCCTGTTCCAAACCCTGAAGCAGTTTCGCCAGGGCCATGGCACGGAACTTCTCCGTGTCGATCCTTGCCTGTTCCCTGGCCACATCGGTGAGCCCGTCCAGGTTCTCCTGCACGAACTCCTTGGACACGAACTCGTTCTGGCTGTATTGGATGTGGAGAACCGCCGACTGGGCCGGGTCTCTGCCCATACCCAAGCCGTACTCCACCCGCAACCGGTTGTCCATGTCGATATCTTTGGCTGGGTTGTATTCCTCCAGGAACTCCTGGTTGCGGAGGATCCCGCCAGCGGTCTTCTCGCCGGGGAAGTATTCCTTGTCGACCATGCAGGCGATCCGTAGGGCCTTCTCCAGTTTCGATTGGAGGATCTGGTGGTAGGTGCGGATGGCGGTATTCATCATCCCTACGGATGACTCCAGGAACTTCGCTGATGCGATGGCCTGGTCGATTTCACCTGGGCGAGACTTGGGCCAACGGCCACCCAGGTGGATGCCGTCCATCAACTGGGCCATGTCGGCCTGGACGTTCAGTGATGAAACCGCTGGGGGGACACGCCCGATAGCGCCCTGGGGACCCAACTCAATGTACGCACCGCCACCGTAAGGCATTTCACCGATTAGATCCTTGACGAAGATGTCGGAGTAGACCGCCTGGTCTGCGTAATCCAACACCATCGACATCAACCGGATGTGGGCCTCCAGGAGGCCTACTACCTGGTCGAACTGGCCACGGAACTCACCATCCAAGGTGATCCTTGACCCAATAACTATGGGGCACACCCCTACGGAGTTTGGGATCCGTTCCAGTTCCACCGGGTAGAGCGCATAGTCGCCGGAACTAAAGCGGTGGAAGGTGTCATGGTTGCCCTGGTACATGCCGCACAGCAGATACTCATGCTCGTCGTAGTATTCGACCAGTACAACCTTGGTGTTCTCGTCCACTGAGCCCAGACCGTTGTTCCCAACGAACTCGCTGAGTTTGATCTGGTAATCCGGCGGTAACTGCGAATAGTAGACCTCCCGTCCGAACATCACCTTGCGGACAGCGTCGCCGGGGTGGAACCCTGGTTCCGGGTAACAGGTTCGGGGGTCACGGCGTTCAATCAGCGGCATTCGCTGCTCAAAGTCCGGGGTGATCGACCAGACGCTGTACCCGTAGGCGGCCATATCCATGACGGCCCGGGGAATCAGCAGGTCGATACCGTTTGCCTGCATGTACGAGGTGGCGACCCGCTCCATGCGGCTGGCCGTCTTCTTCGCTGTCTGGGTGGACTTGGCTGGCTGCACCCGAATGGTTGGGATCACCGACGCTGCTTCAGCGGTGTCTTCCAATGCGACCTGAATCATGTTCGGTGAACGTGAACTCACGTTCTCCTCGTCCGGGTCGAACTCATCGAAGTCACCCCTGACGGTGCGGTCTATAACGTCGATCCGCAGGTCACGTTCCGTGTACCGCTGCCGCCAGGCGCTGTACATACTGGGGAGTTTGTCAACCTCCAACATTGTCTTGTATCCCTCCGTCCGCTGATCGTGATGCCGCCAACTCCACTAGGTGGCGTTCCACCCGTGACAGGGGCCGACCGTTCCGGGCGGCGAACGCCCGGTCTCGTATTTCTTCCTCCGTGGATTCTCTGGGGGCAGTGAAGTACAAAGGGTCTCCGTCGTCCGAATAGGTGCCGCAGACGATGTCTCCGTCAGCGACTGTCTCTTGGGCCTTCTTGAAAGCCCGGGCGTTCTTGTAATCTCTAAACATTATCCCTCAACTGTCAATAAAGAAAGCGTCACTTATCCGACACGAAGCCTGCGACGTTGATGAACTCTGGTCCCGGGTCCTCATCGTGCTCCTCAACCTCAGCGTGGGGTAGCGGTGTCGACAGAGTAGACCGGCGGTAACCCCACTGGCCACGGCTCATGTGGCCCGCACGCTGATCCCTCATTTCGACTCTCCGAACGTCCTGTCCTTGGAAATCAACGACGTGTCGACGGCGTCGGACACGGGCGGGAACCTTCATCCGCTCATTGAACAAAGGCAGGTGGGCACGGTTCAGTAGGTCCCGGCACCCCAGGTCCGCAAACCAGGTTGACATTACTCTGTCAGAAAGCATCCCCATGGGGAAAGCAACGAACTCCTCAATCACCGGCTGGAATGACTTGCAGGTCGGGGCGTTACCCCACGGGATGGAGAACATCTCTGCTGTCATCAGCGTTGCTAGGGACTCCACACCGAACTGCGGGTCCCATTTGTTCTTGTGAGTGGTGTGCGGTACGACCCGGACCCCCTTCTTAGCGAGGTACTGGATGATCTCCGTGTTGTATTGCACCAACTGGGACTGGAGCCCGTTGTTCTCCACCCGCCACTCAAACAGTGGGTACTTCTCAGTCCACGAAATGATCTGATCTTTCATCTGTGGGGCTTTCATCGACTTGACCGCTACCTGGTCAACTAGGAAACGCTTCCCGGTCTTCAGATCCACGCCAATCAGTGAGAAAGCGGTGTACCCCGAATCCTTGTTGCCGCCCGCCGGGTCCAAACCGGCGATCAGCCGCCAATCAGACTCGTAGTGCCCAATGGTGCGAGAAGTGTCTTTGCACACATCCAGCATTTCATGGGTGAACGACGCTCCCAGGCCGGGGATGTCCACGTTCTGGTACACCAACTGGAAGTCAGCGGGGCGCATCTCCGACCGGTGGATCAGCGCCTGGTCATACGGGAAATGGTCCGGCCACAGAACTTCCTCGTTTGTGTCGTCCTGGATGCAGGAGTACCGCAGCACCTTGTAGCCGGGCCTGTTAGACAGCGTCGAATAGATGTCGCCGGGGGACACCCTCGTCCCGACCCAGATCGCCTTGCCCTTCTTCCCGATTCGGGACAGGGCCTCCTTGTCGATCCACTCCAGCATGCGTTGGACACGGTCGGGGTTGTGTTGGTTCTCCAGGGTAGCCACATCGTCAAACTTGATGATGTCGGCACGGCGGCCATAAATCTGAGCGCCAACACCCAACACCTGAACAGTGGGGTCCTTCTCAGCGGTCTGGCGGCCAGCGACATAGATCGCTTCCTGGTTCCACACCGACTGCGACCCCTCAGGCTTGAACGGCCCCCAGTCTTCAATCAGGTTGCCCCCGGCCCCCTCATACAGGTCCGTGTTGCATAACAGTTCGTTGATCGAATGCAGGAACGTCCGGGCGAACGGCAAAGACTTCGACACGATCAGTGTCCGAATGTTCGGGTTCTTCACCAGCGAATAGATGGTGTCCTTCACCGTGACGTTCGTGGACTTGGAATGATACGGGGGAAGGTTGATCAGCACCCGGTGGGCGTCGCTGTGGCAGGCCTCCGCCATGTCCCGATGAAACTCCGGCATCTCATGGTGCTTGTCGCAGTCAGGGCAAATCCAATGCCCGAAGTACCGCTGGTCGAACTCCTCAAAGGTCCCGACCCGGCGCTTCTCATTCAGACCCAAAGGCGAAATCTTGATACGGGCCTTAGCAGCATCCACCTGGGCGTCACGTTCCTCCCGGGCGATCTTCACCTTCTTGTTCAGGTGCTGCCGGGAAACCCCGTACTCCTTGGATGCCTCCGTCTGGGTCCAGCCCTCGTCAATGACACGCTTGACAGCCGCCTCAAAGCGGCGGTGCTTAGACCACTTGGAGTAGTTACTCACAGTGGACTACTGGCAGGACTCGCAGTGTTCGGTCTCATCAACCCCGCACACTAGCGGAGTGTCATCCTCAAAGGGGTCGACAGGTGGAACGGGCGGTACCTCAGCCACGCTTCGTGTACTTCTTCAACACCAACTTAGGCGTCTTCAGTCTGGGGATCTTCCGCCTCACCTTGAATCCACCAGGCACCCGGCCAGTGCCAGGAACCCCAGAACCCCACAACCCAGACTTTGCCATACGAGTACCCTAGTACCCCTTCTTCTTACGAGCAGACTGTTTTGCCGGGGTCCGGCTCTTTTTCTTTGCCATTTTGGGGTGCTCCTGGACCAGTAGCGGCTCCGTAGGAGCGCCGCTTCTGTACCGGGCTCCTGTACCAGGAGAGTATACACATTGGGCCGGGCTCCTGGTACTAAACAGACAGGAATCCGATATGAAAAAGAGACAGGCGGGTGTCGGATTGTCACTCAAACAGATGGATGCCCCCTCCCTGGTCTCGCAGGCCAGGATTTATGGACCCGGGTCTGATCC